ATGAAAATTAACGGTATTAAAATAAAAAATAGAATTAAAGCTATTAGTACTGTCTTTTTAGAAGATAATAACATATTTATTGAATATAAAAAAAATGTTGGAAGACTTGGTAATCAAGTAAGATACATACCTTATTTTTACTCAATAATCCATGGAGAAAACAATACTACTAGCCTCATTCATATTCCCAGAAAGGGTTAATTGGTTTTTTAGTTATCTTGAGACTAGATTTAGTATACCTAAAAGTAAAGTATTCGGATACCAAAATATAGATGACGAATCTAAGATAATAATGACATTTAGAATTTCTTATCAAGAGGATAAACCATTAAATTTAAAAGATTTATTTCCTAGTGCTTTCCCAATACATAAAAAAGGTGATGCTTTATATACAATAAACGCTTTAAATAAGCTTATTGACCAAATGGATGAGACTTCAATAGGTAATACTGATTATAAGTCAGTAAAAATTAACTGGAATGATTATCAAAATAAATTAATAGTTATTAATGGTAAAGAACTAACGTTTTTAACTATTAAAAGGATTTTTTAACCAAAACTAGATATTTATTATAAAACAACACGTAATGGAAAATAAAAATAGCAAAAAAGAAAGTAAATCACTAGAAAATACACTAGATGGTTTTTTAAATACTGAGAATCAAGACCCTAATTTGGATTGTAGTTCTGGTGTTTGTGTTATAAAAGGTGATAAAAGTCTTGTTGAACGTATTAACAAGAAAATAATAACAGAAGATGGTAGACAACTTTTATTTTAATATGAAAAAGAAATTTAATCCAGATTTACTAAAAGAAGAGCTTAATAGATTTAAACTATTAAATGAATATGATTTTTATCAAGAGAAAAAAGAATTACCTGAATATAAAGAGTTAATTTTAGGTGACCTTGAAGAAGATGAAAAAACTCCAGATGATTTGGAAGCTGCAACTGATAATGTAGCGTCAGATTTAGGTGTTGATGCACCAGATACTAACACAGATACTAACACAGATGCTCCAGATATGGGTGGTGAAGAATCAACAGATTTTGGTGGTGAAATCCCAGAACCAGAGCCAGAACCTGCTAGTGATGACGTTGAAGTAGATGTTACTTCATTAGTTAAAGGTTCAGAAGAAGCTAAAAAATCAGCTGAAATGGCAAATCAAAATTCTGAAAGATTATTACAAAAACTTACTGATTTAGAACAACGAATAGCTAATATGAGTCAAGTTAGTGCTAAAATTGAAGAATTAGAGAAAGAAATAATTAAAAGAAACCCAACACCTGTTGAGAAGTTAGAAATGAGGTCATTAAGTTCTTATCCTTACTCTCAAAAATTAACTGATTATTGGGCTGATAAAGAAGGTTCATATAATGTTATGGGTAACGAACCTAAAAAGAAAGAATATGTTTTAACAAAAGACGATATAGATGCTGATTATAGTGATGCAAATATTAAAAAAAGTTTTAATGTAAATCCAGATGATAATAATTACACTGAAGAAGATATATAATTAATAAAATTAGTAATTTTAAAACCCCTTATTTTAATAAGGGGTTTTTTTTATTTTATAAAAAAAGTTGCATCGCTTTAAAATTGTTAGTATATTTGTAAAAATAATTGTTTTATAAATTAAAAATAATATCTTTAATTAGTTGATTTTACTTGACTTTTAGAAATAATGTGGTATATTTATAACAACTTAAAATAGAAAACAATAAAAATAAATAAATAAAAAAAAAGAAAAAAATGTCAAAAACAATTAATCCATTGGATGCTATGTTAGCTCAATATGAGTCAAACAACAAACCAAAATTTGTAAAAAGCGATACAGCTAAAGTTTACGATTTAAAAAATTATTTTAATACTTTTATTAAAGAAGGTGTTAAAAGTGCAACAAAAGAAATAAGAATTTTACCAACAGCCGATGGTTCATCAGCATTTGTTGAATTACATGCACACAAAGTTCAAGTAGATGGTGAATGGAAAACATTTCCTTGCTTAAAACATGAAAAAAATGAGGCATGTCCTTTTTGTGAAGCTCGTGAAGCTTTATTAGCAACAGGAAAAGATTCTGACAAAGAATTAGCTAAAAAATATAACGCTAGACTAATGTATGTTGTTAAGGTTATTGATAGAGCTGCTGAAGAAGAAGGTGTTAAATTTTGGAGATTTAATCATGATTACCGCAAGGAAGGTATTCTTGATAAAATTAATGGTGTATTAAAAGCTGTTAAAAAAGATGTTACTAATCCAACAACTGGTCGTGATTTTTCTATTACTATTAATAGAAGTGCAACTGGTGCTCCAGTAGTATCAGCAGTTGCTTCTTTAGACCCTTCACCATTATCTAGTGATGTTGAACAAGTTAATACTTGGTTAGCTGATACAAGAACATGGGAAGATGTTTATTCGGTAAGAACTTATGATTATTTAGAGATAATTGTTAGGGGTGGTATTCCAGTATGGGATAAAGATAATAAAAAATTCATTGATAAAGCATCAATTAACACTTCTTCTAGTGATAATTCAGAATCAGAATTAACACTTGGTGTTGAAAATGTAAAAGCTAATGTTAAAACTGCAACTAATACAACTGAAAAACCTAGTGTAACTAGTAATTCAGATGATGATTTGCCTTTCTAAAAAGGTAAATTTATAAAATAAAACAAGATAAGGTGAGGAATTGCCTTATTTTGTTCTAAAATAACATAGAATATAATATAGTATAAGATGGGTAAAAAACCACCAAAAACACCGATAGCAAAATCTGGGTTTAATTTAGATGATTTTAAAAATAATAATGGATTGAACATGGTAGTGAAGGAAAAGGAATTAAGTTGGATTCCTTTATCGGAAGCTTTCCATGATGCAGTAAAAGTTCCAGGTATTCCTATTGGTTATTTTACTAGTTTTAGAGGTTTCTCTAATACTGGAAAATCAACAGCTATTTATGAAGCTGTAGCTGGATGTCAAAAAATTGGTGTATTACCAGTGATTTATGATACAGAAAATAACTGGAATTGGGAACATGCCAAAAATATAGGTGTTGAATTTGAAGAGTTTATGGATGAATCAACTGGATTACCTAATTATAAAGGTGATTTTATATTTTTACAAGGTTCTGATTTATTATTAATGTACGCCAATTATGACCACCAACATAGTAAAATGGGCACAAAGGCATTAAGATATGAACCAGTTGTTGAAGATGTATCTTTACATATGACAACTTTATTAGATGCACAACAAGAAGGTACTTTACCAAGACATATAGCATTTTTTTGGGATTCAGTTGGTTCTATGAATTGTTTTAAAGGTAGTACATCTAAAACAAGTAATAATCAATGGACAGCAGGTGCTTTAGGTACTTGTTTTAAATCTATAATTAATTTTAGAATCCCAGCTTCAAGAAGAGAAACTTCAATTTATACTGCAACATTCGCAGTAGTACAACAAATTTGGTTAGATAACGAAAATAAAGTGATAAAACATAAAGGTGGAGAGGCATTCTTCTATTCACCAAGAATGATTTTCCATTATGGTGGTATATTAACTCATAGTACTGAAAAACTTAAAGCAACATATAAAGGTGAAGAATTTCAATTTGGTATAACAACTAGAATTAGATGTGAAAAAAACCAAGTTAATGGTGTTGAACAAAAAGGTGTTATTTCATCAACACCACATGGTTATTGGAACCCTGATAAGATTAATGAATATAAAGAAACACATATGGATTTCTTTAAAGATAAATTAAACACTACTTATGAAGATTTCGCTATTGAAATAGAGGGTTCAATTGGTTTAGACAACTAGTATTAATCATTTAAAATAAAATTTGTGAATAAACGACCACCACGTAACGGTGAAATAGTTCAAAAAATACAAAATACATTGTTAATCGATGGTAATTCATTATTTAAGGTCGGTTATCATGGTGCGAAAGATGAATATAACCGAAATGGTAAACATGTAGGTGGATTATATCAATTTATAACCATGTTACGTAAAATGTTGGTAGAAGACCTTTATCATAGGGTTTACGTATTTTGGGATGGAGATTTCAGTGGTAAACTTAGATATGATATTTACAAACCTTATAAAATTGCTCGTGGTAAAGACTACGAAAACGGAACTCACCCAATAGATGAATCCGAATTAGAACAAAGAAAACTAATTTGGGAGTATATCAATGAAATGTATATTAGACAATTAATGAATGAAGTGGTTGAAGGTGATGACTTCATAGGATATTATTGTCTAACAAAAAAACAAAACGAAAAAATCACTATCGTTAGTAATGATAGAGATATGGCCCAACTTATCTCTGAAGATGTTAAAATTTATTTTTTAGATTTAAAAGTATATGTTGATTTAAATAATTATTCGGATTATTTCAATCACCATCAAGAAAACTCTGTGTTAATAAAGACAATAAGAGGTGATATTTCAGATTCAATAAAAGGAATTAAAGGTGTCGGTGAAAAAACATTATTAACATTATTCCCAGAAATAAAAGAAAGAAAATTAACTATAAATGAAATAATAGATGGTGCTAAAAAACAAAAATTAGAAAGGATAGAAAAAAAACAACCACCTCTTAAAGTTTTAGATAGTATTATTAATTCTATAACAAACGGTGTTCAAGGTGATAGGTTATACGAAATTAATGATAAACTAGTTAATTTAAAAAAACCACTAATGACTGAAGAAGCTATAAGAGATTTAGAAGATTTAAAAAACGGTACTCTCGACTCATCTGGCAGAGATATCAAAAATGTTCTTATGATGATGGAACGAGATGGGTTAGATAAAATAATTGGTGATTATAGGTATAATGAATATCTAATACCTTTTAAAAAACTAATTGGTAGAGAATAAATGATAAAATAATAATAAATAAATAAATAAATAAATAAAGCAAAATGAGCGAAATAAAAACAAGGACTTATGTTCCAAATGAAATTAAAGAAGAAAGATTTGAATTTGTGTTATATGTTAATAACCATATAATATGTCAAAGATTTTTCCCTATTAATAATTTTGATGAAACAATGCATAACCAATATAAATCTAAAGATTTAACTAAAAAATATGATTATGAGACTTTTTTAAAGTCAAATGATTATAATACTGAAGTTAATAATTCTTATTTATTAAAAGAATTGATGGATAATATTATTGGTATAAATAATGGTCAATGGGGTGACCAAGGTATTATACCAGCTTTCTTAAAAGAGAAATCTATTAATTATCTTTGGGAAAATCATAATGAATATTATGTTCAAACAGAAGAAACACTTAAAAATTCTATTAGAAAAGTGGATGTATTTCAATTTGATATAAAAATTGATAAAAAAGTAGTGATTTCCAGTAAATTACAAAATTATTTCTACCCATTAAGCGCAGTAAATACTGTTAAAATAAAAGAAATTATCCCCTCAATTATGGCTGAAATACGCCTTTTTCTGGGTAAAAAAAAATTATGGTAAATAATAAAATAATTGAGTAATTTTATATATTTATAATAGGGAAAGTTTTAAAAAAAAAGAAAAAAAAATGTCGAAAATAGATAAAAATAGTTTAGGATATTTAGGGGTTGATTATCAATATCGTTTAATGGGGCAAATTTTAATGGATGGTGTTTTTGGGAATTTAATAATTGATATTATTGACCCAAATTATTTTGAAGACCCAAATTTAAGAGTAATAGCTGCATCAATTAAAGAAGCAAAAAAAGAATATGATATTATACCAAATATTGAAAGTCTTAAAATTAGATTAATTGAGAATGTTAATAATGATATGCAAAGAAGGTTCATTATTACCCAATTAGAAAAAATTGAATCGGTAGATTTAGATGATACACTAAAAACTCAAGATATTGCTATCCGATTCTGTAAACAACAAGAGTTAAAAAAATCCATAAAGGAAATTCAAAAAATAATAGATAAAGGTGATTTGAATGATTATCCAAAATGTGAATCAATATTAAGGAAAGCATTGGAATATGGTCATGAAAATGATGAAGGTATTGATTTATTTGATAATATTAGTGAAGTATTAGCTGAAGATTTTAGACATCCAATTCGTACAGGTATTAAAGGATTAGATGAAATAATGGATGGTGGTTTATCTAAGACTGAATTAGCTGTTATAATAGCTCCAACTGGAAGTGGAAAAACCACATTACTAACAAAAATAGCTAATTCAGCAGTTAATGATGGTCATAATGTTTTACAAATATTTTTTGAAGATACACCTAAAATTATACAAAGAAAACATTTATCGTGTTGGTCAGGATATGATTTAAACTCTTTATCTTATCATAAAGATGAGTTAATGGAATTATGTAAGGAAAAGATGGATTTATCCAAAGGAAAAAAAGGTAAATTAATTTTAAAAAAATTTTCTAGTTTTGGCATAACAATACCAATAATTAGAAAATATATAAATAAATTAATTGCAAAAGGATTTAGACCAGATATAGTTTTATTAGATTATATTGATTGTGTTACTGCCTCAAAAACACATACAGATAATAATGTTGGTGAGGGTGTTACAATGAGAGAGTTTGAAACAATGTTAACCGAGTTGAATGTGGCTGGGTGGACAGCTGTACAGAGTAATAGAAATGGTCTTTCAGCGGATGTTGTTGAAACAAATCAAATTGGTGGGTCAATAAAAAAAGCACAAATAGGTCACTTTATTTTATCAATCGCAAAGCCTTTAGACCAACGTAAAGAAGGTACGGCTACTATAGCTATTTTAAAATCTAGATTCGGTAAAGATGGTATGATTTTCAAAGATATTATGTTTGATAATAAAAGGATGAAGATTGAATTTGAAACCCCACCAAAAACACAGAAAGAATATAAAAAAGTTATTGAAAATGAGCAATTAAATCGTCTAAATGAAGTGTTAGATGATAAAGCTAGAAGAGATGCGAATAAATTACAAGAAACAAAATAAAATTATAATATAAATATGTTTTTAAAAAATAAAGATTTAAAAAAAAGATTTTCGATATTTCCTGTAACACATAATGATTTGTGGCAAATGTATAAAAAAGCTGAATCACAAACTTGGATTGCTGAAGAAGTAGATTTAAGTAAGGATAGATTTGATGAATTAAGTGATAGTGAAAAATTTTATTTAAAAAATATATTAGCTTTTTTCGCTATATCAGATGGATTAGTAATTGATAATATAGCTACTAATTTTTTAAATGAAGTAGATATATTAGAAGCACAATATTTTTATGGTCATCAAACATTTATAGAACAAGTACATGCCAATGGTTATTCTCTATTAATTGATAGTTATATTAAAAATAATCAAGAAAAAGAGGAGCTTTTTAATTCAATGGAAACAAATATGGCTGTCTATAAAAAAGCTAATTGGGCTGAAAATTGGATTGGACACCCATCTTTTGTTCATAGATTAATAGCATTCGCTTGTGTTGAAGGTATTAGTTTTAGTTCAGTTTTTTCTGGTGTTTTTTGGTTTAGAAGTAGAAATAAAATGTCTGGTTTAGGGGCTATGAATGAATTAATCCTTAGAGATGAAACAGCTCATTACGAATTTGCTTTAAATTTATATAAAAATTATGTTATTGATGACTACAAACTTGATTCAGATGAAATTAGAAAAATTATTTTAGAATGTTATGAAGTTGAAAAGATTTTTATAGAAGAAAGTATACCTGAAGGTCTGCAAGGTTTAACAAAAGATATGATGGTTCAATATGTTAAATATGTAACTGATATTGTATTGGTTGATTTTGGTTGTATCCCTCAATTTAATGTTAATAATCCATTGGAATATATGGCAAGAATAGGTTTATCTGCAAAAAATAATTTTTTTGAAAAAAGAGAAGGTGAATATACAAGAATAGAAATACCTAACACAACGGAAGGTATGTTTAATGATGAGTTTTAAAAAACAAAAATAATAAAATATGAAAATTAAAAAAAGAAACGGGGCATCACAACCATTTATGCCTAATAAAATATTAAGTAGAATTAAAGAACAATCAAAAGGGTTAGAAATAGATTGTGATTTATTATTCCAAGAGGTGGTACCTCTAATGACAGATGACATAACAACAACTGAAATTGATGAAATAATAGCTTTTAAATCAGCCGATAAAATATTAGAACATCCAGATTATTCTTTATTAGGTGGTAGAATATTATTAAGTAGACAATCTAAATTAATTAATAAAGAACTTAAGAATGTAGATTTAAATTATGATTTTTTTGCGGCAACAACGTTCTTAAGTAAATATTCTAAGAAAGATAATAATAAATTACCGATAGAATTACCATCTTGTATGTATGAACGAGTTTCTAATTTTTTACATGACGATGATTTAAAAAATAAAGAAGAATTAATCAATGAATTAGAAAGTAAAAAAATTAATTTTGCAACACCAATTTATACAAATGCTGGTATAAGTGAAAGAGGTGGTATGATTTCATGTAATTTAACGATGTTAAAAGAAGATTCGATAGAAGGTATTGAAGAAACTTTAAAAAACATATCCTATGCTTCAAAAGAGGGTTCAGGTATAGGTATGTTAATAGATAGTTTAAGAAGTAAAGATTCAGTTGTTAGTTCTTTTAATGGAAATGCTGGTGGTATAGTTAGATTTGCTGATATGGTTCAAAGCAAAATGAGATTCTATAAACAAGGTAGTAGGTCAGGAAGTTGTGCATTATATGCTAGTTTATGGCATAAAGATATTATTGATTTTTTGCAATTAACATTACCTATAGGTGACGAACAAATGAGAAGTAGAGATTTATTTACATCTGTTGTGATAAATGATTTATTTATGGAAAAATTAGAAAAAGGTGATGACTGGTATCTATTTTGTCCTAATGATATTAAAAAAGCTGGGTTAAAACCATTATATGATGTTGTTGGTGAAGAATTTAATACAGAATATGAAAAAGCTGTTAATTTAGGTATTGGTAAAAAAGTTAACCCAAAAGATATTTTTGATGCGATAATAAAATCACAGGTAGAAAGTGGTAGACCATACGTTATGTTTAAAGATAATGCTAACAAGAAAAATATGCAAGATAATATAGGTGTTTTAAAACAATCTAATTTATGTATTGAAATTATGGAAGTTAGTAAACCTGGTTATACTCCACAATGTACTTTGGGTTCTATTAATTTAGCCGAACACGATACTTTAAAATCAATAGGTAAAAGTACTAAAATTATGGTTAAAGGTTTAAATAGAGTAATCGATAAAAATAAATGGAGTGATGATTGGAGTAAAAATGCTGGTAATGACCAAAGAAGTTTAGCAATTGGGGTAGCTGGATTAGCTGATTTCTTTGCAAAAAAGAAAATTTCTTTCGAAAGTGAAGAAGCTAAAGAATGGAATAAGAAAATTTTTGAAGTAATGTATAAATCAGCTGTTGAAGAATCAATGAGATTAGCTGAGTTAAAAAATGAAACATACCCTGCTTGGAAAGGTAGTAGATATGAAAGAGGGGAGACTTATATTGAAGATTGGTCACCAAAACCTAAAGGTGAACCAATACCTTTATTAAATTCATTGTTCATTGGACTTATGCCAACAGCATCATCAGCTATTTTATTAGGTGTTTTTGAGTCTTTTGAACCAGTAACTTCAAATATATTTACAAGAAGAGTGGGACAAGGTGATTTTCTTGTTATAAATAAATATTTGGTTAATGAATTATTGGAAATGGATTTATGGACCTCAGATGTAAGAAATAAAATAATTAAAAATTCTGGAAGTATTCAAAATATAATGGAAATACCAGAAAATATCAGATATAGATATAAAGATGTATGGGAAATTCCTCAAAAAATCTTATTAGATTTATCAATAATTAGAAATAAATTTGTTGACCAATCACAATCATTAAATGTTTATCATACTGATGCTAAATATTCTAAAATAGCGAGTGCTTTAATGTATGCATGGAAAGGTGGTTTAAAAACAGGTGTTTATTATACTAGAACAAAATCTAAATTAAATGCAAACACTAAATTATCATCTTTTGAAAATAAAGTAGTTGAAAAACCAAAAGATACTCAGTTTGAATGTTTTGGGTGTTCAAGTTAGAAAAAAATATAAATAAATAGAAAAAAGGGCTTTTAGCCCTTTTTTTATTTACATAAAAACAATTAGTATTATATTTATATAACAAAGATTAATATGTCTAGATATATAAATATAAATTTTCCGTTTAAAAATAGTGATAAAGGTTTCTTTTTAGACCTTAATTCGAATGATAATGCAGCCATTAAAGCGGATTTAATGCATTTGATTCTTACTAGAAAAGGTCAAAGACTTTATAATCCAGAATTCGGTACTGATTTATTAAAATTTATTTTTGAACCAGAAGATACTATGAGTTTGAATAATATTAAATCAGAAATAACGTCAGTTGTTAAAAAATATTTACCTAAACTTCAAATAACGAGTATAGATGTAGTTCAATCACAAGAAAGTGAATATGCTGCTGTTGTTACAATAAACTATACGATAACTGATGATGTATTTACTACATCAGATATAGTAATAATTAATATATAATGGGTATAAAACTTATCAAGATAAATAAAGAAACATTATATCAAAAATATGTTATTGAAGGTAAATCTATTGCTATGATAAGTGAAGATTTAAAATGTAGCCCACCAACAATACATGAAAGGTTAAAAGAATATGGTTTAAATAGAAATAAATCAGAAGCTCAAATAATTAAATGTAATAGAGATGGTGTTCATAATGGTTTTAGTTTAGATGAAGAATTACTTAAAAAACTATATTTAGAAGATAAATTGACATCATATGAGGTTGCAGAAAAAATGAATTGTAGTCAATATAAAGTTTGGAAAACATTAAATAAGCTTGGTATTACTAGGACAATATCAGAAGTTATGATAAATAGACCAGTGTCTAAAGAAACTAGTAGGAAATTAAGGTTAATACATATTAATAGGGTTTCATTAGCTAAATTTAATGGTCATCAAGTAACGCCATTTTATAACAAAAAATCAATTTTTCATATAGAGAAATATGGTAGTGAAAATGGTTATTCTTTTCAACATGCTGAAAATGGTGGTGAATTATCAATAAGTGAGTTAGGGTATTGGGTGGATGGGTATGATAAAAATAAAAATGTTGTGATAGAATTTGATGAAAAATATCATAATAAACAAATAATAAAAGATAATAAACGTCAAAATGAAATAATAGAATATTTAAAGTGTGATTTTATTAGATTAAATGAAGATGGAAAAGAAATTTTAAAATTAAAATACAATGGCAAATAATGGAATAAATTATACGTCTAGGACGTTTGCAGACATAAGGTCTGATTTAGTTAATATGGTTAAACAATATTACCCAGATATCTTTAATGATTTTAATGACGCATCAGTTGGTATGATGATACTTGAACTTAATGCTGCTGTCGGAGATATGCTCTCATTCAATACAGATAGAATGTTCCAAGAAACACAAATAGATTATGCTAAAGAACGAAAATCTGTAATGGCCATGGCCAGAACATTTGGATTAAAAGTTCCAGGTAAAAGACCAAGTGTAACTATTGTTGATTTCAGTGTCATATTACCAGTATTTGGTGATACATTCGATATTTCATATGCGCCAATAATTAGAGCTGGTTCACAGGTTAGTGGTGCTGGTAAAGTTTTCGAAACAACTGATGATATAGATTTTTCTAGTCCTTTTACAATAGGTGGTATACCAAATAGATTAATTTTACCAAATTTTGACTCAAATAACAATATAATTAACTATACTATAGTAAAAAGAGAGATTGTTACTAATGGGTTTACTAAAATTTTTAAAAGAGTTATAAATTCTAACGATGTTAAGCCATTTTTAGAGATAGTTCTACCAGATGACAATGTTTTATCTGTAGATTCAATAATAACATTAGATGGTACTAATTTCACAAAGAACCCAACATTAGACCAATTCTTAGATTTAGATAAAAGATGGTTCGAAATGGATGCTTTAGCTGAAGATAAAGTTTTTATTGAAGATAATAGTAAAATTAGTGATAATGCTGGTATTAGACCAGGTAAATGGTTATCTGTCACTAGAAAATTTATTCGTGAATATACTGATATTGGATTTACAAAACTTATTTTTGGTGGTGGTACCCAAGATACTAGTAGTCTTTGTGATTTCGATTCAAACACAGCTTTAGTTAACCAAATTGGTGATTTTATTAACAATATGTCTTTAGGTGTAACACCAACAGCAAATACAACTATGTTTGTTAAATATAGAGTTGGTGGTGGTGCTGATACTAATTTAGGTCCAAATATATTAAATTCACTTGGTATAATTAATATAAGTGTAAATGGTTCAAATCAAACAATTAATAACGCTGTAAAAACATCTTTAAAAGTTAATAATGCTTTTCCAGCTTTGGGTGGTAGAGATGTTCCAAGTGTTGAAGAAATTAGAAATTTAGTTAGATATAATTTTGCATCACAAAATAGAGCTGTTAATATTAAAGATTACCAAACTAGAATAGCGTTAATGCCAGGTAAATTTGGTGTTCCATTTAGAAGCGGTATTTTTGAAGAAAAAAATAAAATTAAAGTTTATGTCTTAGGATTAGATTCAAATTCAAAACTTACTAATTCATCAACTACAGCATTAAAAGATAATATATCAAATTATTTAGCTGATTATAGAATGTTAAATGATTATGTTGAAATAACCAATGGAAGAATAATAAATTTATCATTTCAAATTGATTTATATATCGATAAAAAAGTTCCTCAATCACAAATAATTAGTCAAGTAATTAATGATGTTCAATCATATATGGATATAAATAAATTTCAAATGGGTGATACAATTTATTTATCAAATCTAATTGAAACTATTAATTCTGTTGGTGGTGTTATGAATGTTATAGATTTAAGAGTTTATAATAAAGTTGGTGAAGGTAAATATAGTCTTAATGAAATTTCACAACCATATATTGATAATGAAACTAGACAAATAGATATTTCTAGTACATATACCATTAACGGTGAACCTAGTAGCATGTTTGAAATTAAGTATGGTACTACTGATATTTTAGTTAGGGTTAAATCTTAATCTTTATTTATTAAAATATAAAGATTATATTTATTAAAATAACTACAATAAAATAAAACAAAATGGCTGGATGTAATTGTAAAAAAGATATAAATGGTTTAACTATTAACAATGAATTTGAAAAAAAAAGTTTAACTGAAAAAATATTAGGTTATACGCTTAAAATATTTGCTTTTTCATTAATGATAGTTGCTTTACCATTAATTAATATAGCCATAATTTGGTTTATATTTAGAACACTTATATTGAATAAAGAAGTGGATATAAAACCTCTATTATTATCAATAGGTGAAAAATTTAAATTTAATGAAGAAGAGGATGATGATGATGATGATGAATATTTAGATTTAACTGAAGAGGATGTTGAATTGATGGATGTTGAAGATATAACATATAGAAGTAAATAAAATTAATGTCAGATAGTATTAGAATAAGAACAACACCAAATGGTTCGGATAAGTATTTAAAAGTTAATCTTAAACAAGATTTTAATTTTATTGAGATTCTTTCGTTAAAGATTTCTCAAGAAGATGCTTATAGAAAATTTTGTTCTGATTATGGTGTTATTGTTGGTAGAGTAATAATAAATAATGGTTTCGGAATACCTAATGCTAAGGTTTCTGTATTTATACCATTAGACGATGTTGATAAAAATAATCCAGAGATAAAGGGATTATACCCATTTGAAGTCATAACTGATAAAGATAGTGAAGGTATAAGATATAATTTATTACCTAAAAATGGTGACCCAACAAATGTATGTTCAACACCAGTAGGTACATTTCCAAATAAAAGAGAAGTTTTAGATAATTCTACTATGTTAGAAGTTTATTGTAAATATTATAAATTTACAACTACAACTAATCATGCTGGTGATTTTATGTTATTTGGTGTTCCTTTAGGTACATATACAGTTCATTTGGATGCTGATATATCAGATATTGGTATCGCTTCTCAAAGACCATATGATTTAATCAGCCAAGGTACACCTACTAAATTGTTTGATTCCCCAACTAAATTCAAATCAGATAAGAATTTAGATAAATTAGTACAAGTTAAAACTATGAATGCTGGTGTTAATGTACAACCATTTTGGGGTGACACAGAAAACTGTGAAATAGGTATAACTAGATTAGATTTTGATTTAAATTATTCTTTAATTCCATCAGCTATTTTTATGGGTACTATATTTGGTGACCAAGATAAACATAGTATAAATAAAGTATGTCATCCAAGAAGAAAATTAGGTAATTTATGTGAACAAACGTCTGGTGGTGGTTCTATTGATATGGTTAGAAAGACGTTAGATGGTCAAATAGAGGATTTTAGTGTAAATGGTGGTAGGGTTATAGATGATTACGGTAATTGGTCGTACCAAATACCAATGAATTTAGATTATATGGTTACTAACGAAGAAGGTGACCTTATTCCATCACAAGACCCTAATGTAGGTATACCAACTAGGTCTAGTGTTAGATTTAGTATTGGTATGGATGAAACTGGTGGTGAAGGTAGACTTAGAACTAGAGCTAGATATCTTATTCCTAATAATCCTCAAAATCAATCAGAAATTGATTACGAATTTGGTCCAGCAACTAAAAGTAGTAGTTTTAGAGATTTATATTGGAATAAAATTTATACAGTTAGTAATTTTATTCCTAGATTCCAAACAAGTTCTATTGGTGTGTTAGCTAATGCATCAAAAACTAGGTCTTTTACTGGTATTAAAGATGTTGATGCTTGTGATAAAACTCCATTCCCTTATAATAGAGTTAACACAACAACTAATCCTATTTTTTTTATTATTTGTTTAATAATAAAAATAATATCTTTTCTAATTTATATAATGAATAAATTCATTATTAGGTTAATGAATATTATAATATCAGCATTAAATGTTTTCCTTAGTATTGTTTGTAGAATAATAACAACAATAATAAATGGTATAAATTCTATCTTACCAAGTAATAGAGAAATTCCAAAACCATGGTCTAATTGTAATGATATATTAGGTTATATACCTTGTATCTTTGTACAATGTCCTACTGATGATGGTAAACTATATTCACCAGGTTGTGATTCTGGAACAAAAGGTTATACAGAAGCATTATCAACTTCAAATCAAGAAATAAACGGTCCTAATGCTGGTAACCTTGAAGAAAGTGGTTTAGACGATTGTATTGCGTTTGAAATGGCAAAAACATTAAATATGTTTCAATTTGATTTCTACAATGATTGGATAAATGGTTCATTATATAGTTATTTATTAAAATATAAGAAAAAGAGACCTAGAAACGGTAATGGTGGTGCTGAAAAATTTTGTGAATATGATTGTAATGGTGAAAGCTGGGCCAGTGGAGTTGATTCAAATAATAATGGCCGACCTGATAATCATTGCCATACTAATCATTTATTAGATATATGTTATAATGGTAATGATAATAACTTACAGGATAATAATTCATATATAAGCATAAGAGATGGGTTAATAAAAAAAAACGGTGACCAATTCTTTTATGCATCTACAACACACGATAATAATTATAAATTATTTGCAACTGATTTAATAAATTTAGGTTCAGTATTCGATTGTGATTGGCAAGGAATACCAAAACTACAAAAATTATTAATACCAACAACATATAAAATACCAAATGATACTGATGAAGAAGATGATAATGGTGATATGGTAAGTTGTGGTATGATTAACACAAATAAAGGGCAAGAAGATAATGGTTTATTTTTTAGTATAAATTGTTTTGGTCTTCATGTTGACTACAAACAATGTTTAAATATTAGACACATATGTGAAATGGGTGTTAATTTAGACCAAGATGACGATTATCCATCTGACTGTGTTATAGGTTCATATGATATAGATGATACAAATGGTGTTTTATTTAGGGATATTTTTTATAATTTAAATAATATTACAACACTAAATGTACCATTTCAAGCTTTACCACCAATAAATGGTACCTCTTTTAATCTTTC